TCGGCGTTAACGACTGGAGCTATCGCGTGTATGAAGACCAGAATGGCCGTCGCTATGGCAATATCGAGTTAGAAGATAGCAACGATATTAGCGCAATCTACTTATTGACGGCTGACTATGAAGAGCCGCTTTGCCCCATAACCGACTATAAAGGCTTGGAAGCGGTTGAAATCACTCACCGCGATGGCAGCGTTGCCACAATCAAAATCCCCAACAATCAACCGGCACAGTCATGAGAACGATTGAATACAGCAGTTTTGAAGAGGCATTTGCAGCGATGCTTGACTTTATTGAAAAAGGCATCAAGTGTAAGGGCATCGGCCCAACAACACTCGCAGTTTGGGATGACTGACGGAAAAAGATCTATTTACGACTTTGTGTAATAGGTCGTAAGAGAACGACACCGAAATGTTTTGCGATGCGGAAATAACAGTAATTTAGCATCGTAAAACATCGCGGGTTGGAGCAGTTGGAAGCTCGCCAGTTTAACTTGCTGGAGGTCGTCGGTTCGAGTCCGACACCCGCTACAAATAAAATCACTTACAAACAAAATCAATGAAAAAGTTAACCCTACAAATTGACAAAAAGTGCTTTCAGGCAATTCTGAAAGGCGAGCAGAAAGTCGAGCATCGGAACGTATATCCCAACAACGCCAAGAAGTACGTCATCGAAGAAGACAAGACTGACGAAAACGGCGAAGCCATCACGGTTGTAACACCGGTTCACTACGATGCCCTCACCCTTATCAATGGTCGCCGCAAGGATGCGCCCCGTCTGACGGTGGAGGTCGTATCGGCTGAATTTGTCGTACTGACCGACGAAGACGGCAATGATTTGACCTTTGAAGAGAATGGCGAAGTGTACTATGTTTGTCAGGTATGGTACACCCTCGGAAAGGTTCTTGAAACCGCCAACATCAACGAATAATCATTAACCCTTTAACACTATAAGTGAGTTAGACGTAGAATTGATAACAACTATGGCCCCCGTCGGAACATGAACGGTGCCGGTGCCGGTGGCCGACTCGTAGCCCGTCGCACCCCTGCGGGCGTAGTTGCTGGTCGTAGCCAGCTCGGAAATCGTGAACAGCGTCGCGCTGACCTCCGCGCAGCCTTTGCTGACCAAATCCGCGCCGCTGGTGGAACAACCGGCTAAACCCTAAATCATGGCAACGCAGAATGTAAACAAGTACGCAGAAACCATGTCAATAATTCGGCGTATCCGTCAACAGACGGATACTGCCGTTTTATATTATTCAGCCGGCGGAAAGGACGGCATCGCTTTGCTTGATATGTTAGCCCCGGTTTTCAAAAAGGTTATCTGCTATTACATGTGGCTCGTGCCGGGTCTTGACCATGTGAAGCCCTATCTGCAATGGGCGGTACGGAAATACCCCAACGTTGAGGTTCGCCAGATTCAGCACTATCAGCGCGACTATTACGACCGCTTCGGATTTTTTCAGGATGGCGAGGGCGACCCAAGCATCAAGCCCCGAAAGGTAGGCGAGCTTGAGGAGGAGGTCAGACAGGAAACCGGCATCAAATGGGCGTTCAGCGGAATGAAAGGCGTTGACGGTTACATGAAGCGTATGCGCCTTTTGACTTTCAAGAAGCGCAACGGCACATACATGACAGACAAAGGAATGGTTTACCCCCTTGCCGTCTGGACGAACAAGGAGGTGCTTCGCTATATCGAAATGCGGAATCTTATCAAGCCTTTTGTCTATAGCCCCAAAGATGTAAGTCAGGGCTTCGGCATCGATTTGCGCTCCTTGCTTGTGCTTCGGAAACGTTTCCCCCGCGACTACGAGCGCACCATCCGCGAATTTCCCTTTTGCGAAAAACTCATCTTCGACTATGAAAACGGCATACTGCCATACGGTCAGGAGAAAGAGGTCATGGAAATCATCAAGCGCATAGAAACCGAATCAGAAGAATCAGACGAAGTATGAAGCCGAACAAAATCAAACAGGCAGAACAGCGCACCGTCAAGCGAAGCGAAATCAACTTTGCTTCCTATAATCCACGTACCATCAGTGACGAGGCGCGAAAAAAGCTCAAGAAAAACTTACAGACCGTCGGCCTGCTGGGTGGCGTAGTCTGGAACATACGCTCCGGCAATCTTGTATCGGGTCATCAGAAAGTCAGCATCATGGATGCCGTGAACCGGTACGACGCGGAAACGGGCGCAAATGATTACGAATTTCGTGTTGAGGTCGTTGACTTCGACGATAAGACGGAAAAAGAGCAGAACCTTTTTATGAACAACCGAGCCGTGCAGGGTACATACGACGATGATATGCTGCGCGAGCTTCTTCAAGGAATAGACTATACCAATGCCGGCTTCGACGATACCGATATGCAGCTCCTCGGTCTTGGCGATTTCGGCGACTATGATATGGGCGATATGTTCGGCGACGATGGCAACGATGCCACGGATGGCGGCGATGCTGACGAGCCGGGCGAATCGACGGAAATCAAAGACTGGTCAAAAGATAATGTCGTTGGCGAGCGTGAAGACCTTGCAATCCACGATGAAATGACAAAGGAAAGCGGCGAGAATCATAAGCTCGACCGCAGCGCGGATTTTTATCAGGATAGCGAGGCCAACCAGATAGCCCGCCACAACGAAGTGCAGAAAATCAAAGACCGCATCGCAAGTCAGAACGATGTGAACAAGGACGGCGGCATGTTGTCCTATGTTGTCATCAGCTTCAAAACTCCGAGCGAGAAAGTGCGCTTCATGGAAGACTACGGATTTGACCCTATGGCAAAGTACATCAACGGCGAAGAATTTGTAAACAAATTGGAATTTGGCGATGATGAAAATTAAGGCAAAAATTTAACTTTATTCTTTAATTTAGAGTTGCACTTGGCGGCGGTAAATAATCAACCCTGACACTTCAAGAATATGGCAAAGATTGACGAACTTATTCCATTCATCCTTTACTTTGAAGCCGGCGTGAGCAAACGCTATCTTTCGCTTCCCCCCGAACAGGTATTTGAACAGGCGAAAAGGACAGGCTTCGCAAACGACCCCGATGATGCCGGCGGCGCGACCATGTGCGGTATCACGATAGCCACGTACAAGGCATACTGCAAGCGGAAAGGCTATCCCGTGCCTACGGTGTTCAGTCTGCGAAATATCACATACGAGCGTTGGCGCGACGTACTCAAGACGCTTTTCTGGGATAGATGGAAAGCTGACGAGATAGAAAGCCAAGCCCTTGCGAACAACCTTGTCGATTGGGTGTGGGCAAGCGGTGTGAACGGTATCAAAATACCGCAGAGGCTTCTGGGCGTGACGCAAGACGGAATTGTCGGCCCGAAGACGATAGCCGCAGTCAACGCAGCCAACGAAGCGGAACTATTCACGAAGATTTACGAAGCCCGCATCAATTTCGTGGATGGCATCGTGCGCAGAAAGCCGAGCCAGAAGAAATTCATCAAGGGCTGGAAACGACGCATCAACGCTATCACCCTATCCGGGCTGAAATTCACATAATGCTAAAACCGCAGAAAGGAGGTGTTCTAAAATGAAATCGCGCAAATCGTGTGGAGGCAAGAAGAAGCCCGGAAAGGGCGGTAAGTGTTGAAAACCCTAAAACAACAACGGTCAGTCGGAATAAACCCCGGCTGACCATCACCCTTAAAATACAAGATAGTTAGACGCAGACGTACACCATCAACAAGAACTATGGCATACTACACCGGTAGCTATGCAGACCAGAACATGATGTCACCATACGGAATGGGATATTCTCAGTCACAGGTGGCAATCAACAATCGCGCACAGGCTCTCCGTCGTCGTGTTGGCGATATGAACGTTTCATCATCCCAACGGCAAAGGTATTACGATATAATAGGCCGAGCCAATGGCAATATGTTTCAGGCAATAAGAACTGCAACGGGGGGGCAAATGACCACTTCCCAATTAGGTTATGCGTGTTAGAGAACCGGTCATCTCGCCGTCACATGACGGAAATAGCAAGTTCGACTCTTGCACACGCAGCATAAAAGATTAAAATTTCATTATCACGACGATGCCGAAGAAGCGAATTAGTAGCAAAACACCGCGCAAGCCCAAAGCCACACCCTCGTTTGATTATGAGAGTGAGGAATTTTTGTCGCAGGTCGATGCACTTGCTTTTGAGGGCTTTTACAATACGGAAATTGCTGACGAACTGAACATTAGCCGATACGAATTGGAAATGGCGATTTCACAATGCGAAAAATTGCGCAACACGATAGCGTCTGCACGCGAGCGTGCGCGTGCGCGAGGCGCAGAAATGCCATCTCCGGCTATGTTTGCAAAGGTCTGGGCGAAGTGTAACGGAAAGCGCACTCAGCTGATGAAAGAATTTGGAATCGGCTGGACGAAGCTACAATCGTGGCTGGCACAAGAACCTATTTTCGTCGATATTATGGCGGAACGCGACCTTGAATTTCTGGAACAGATAGATGTCGCCAGTCGCATCCTTGCCTTGGGTGGCGTAAAAGGAAAAGACAATTTCGCCGGCTGGAGCAGATACCCCGATAGTTGGATGATTCGCTTTCATCTGAATACACTCGGAAGACGCTACGGCTATGGCGAGAATCCCATACAACCGGAAGTTGAAGATGACGGTATTCCAAAAAATGTTGAGCAGGGCATCGACATTGATAGCTGGATAAAGCAAGAAGTGGAACAGAAGAAACGGGATAAAGAAGAATGATTATCAACCATGAGATATATTACCCCCTCTATACTGACAAGGAACATTTCATCATCCTTGTCACGGGTGGTCGTGGCTCTGGTAAATCATTCGGAATCGGCGGTTTCTTGGAACGCCTATCATTTGAGCTGAAACGCAAGGGTCTATCCAAAGCGGAATCAGACAAGATTGTGCATAAAATCCTCTATACGCGCTACACTATGACCAGTGCGAGCATTTCCATTATACCTGAATTTTTGGAAAAGATAGAGCTTGACGGCACGACCCGGTACTTCCATACGACCAAAACCGACATCATAAACAAGATGACCGGTAGCCGTATTATGTTCCGTGGCATCAAAACATCATCTGGCAATCAGACCGCAAAGCTGAAATCCATCCACGGCATCACGACCTTTGTATGCGATGAGGCCGAGGAGTGGACTTCCGATAGGGAATTTGAAACAATCGCCTTTTCAATCCGTCAGGTTGGAATCCAGAACAGGATTATCATCATTATGAACCCTACGGATAGCAACCACTTCATCTATCAGAAATACATCAAGGACACGCACAGGATAGAATACTTTGACGGAGTGCCGGTGCAGATTTCCACGCATCCTCAAGTGCTTCATATCCATACAACGTATCTTGACAATAAGGAAAATCTTTCGGAAGAATTTATCAGGTCGGCTCAAGAAATGAAAGAGCGCGACCCGGAACGCTACGGCCACATCTTCATGGGCAGATGGGCAGACGTAGCCGAGGGTGCGGTCTTCAAGAAATGGGGCATTGTCAGCGAATTTCCAAAGAACTGCAAGCATGTTGCTCGCGGTCTGGACTTCGGATATACCAACGATGTCAGCGCGTGTGTAAAATGCGGCGTAATCGGCAACGACCTTTACATCGACGAACAGATATTTGAAACCGGACTACTTTCCAAAGACCTCATAAGGAAATTAAGCGAGGATGATTCATTCGTTTACGCCGATAGTGCAGACCCGCGACTGATTGACGAAATAGCTCTCGGCGGCATAATCATCTACCCCGTGGCGAAGCCAGCCGGAAGCATCATTGCCGGTATTGAGAAGATGAAATCCTTTGACAACATCTTTGTTACGAAGCGGTCACTGAACGTGCAGGAAGAATTGCGCAACTATGTATGGGCGAAAGATAAGGATGGCAATTACATCAACATGCCGGAAGATGCCAATAACCACTCTATCGACGCAACCCGGTATTATGTGCTTGGCTGCATCCTCGGCAAGATTCTCAAGCCGAAGAAAGTCAAGAAGTCAGATTTAGGAATATTCTAACAACACCAGATATGAATAACTACTTACAGCAAATCTTAACCTATTTCCGAAACCTCACGCTAAATGCGTCCGGGGTTAGCCGCGACCTGTATCAGCTTTTGCAGGATAAGGACATCAGCCGCGCATTGGATATGCTCCAGAACCGCGATGATGAAGTTGACCAAGCAATCAAGGAGTATAATCCGCAGACGCATGACGTGATGAAACGCCCCAACAAATTCCGTAAAGGCGATGACCCCTATATCACGGAAAAGTTGCCACGCACACGCGCCCGCTACATCAACGACATCGAGCTATTCTTCTTGCTCGGCAATCCTATTGAATGGAAGAAAGAAGAGGGCGACGATGAAGCCTTTTCGCTATTCACAGATTTTCTGGAAGAGCAGCACTTCAATTCACGCATCCGTCAGGCGAAACGACTTGCCGGCGCGGAAACCGAGTCAGCCCTTATCGCGCACATCTACCGCGATGATGATACAGGCGAGCGTCGCGTCAAGCTGAATGTATTGGCGCGTTCCAAAGGCTATCGCCTGCGCCCACTGTTCGACACCATCGGCAACATGATCGCCTTTGCATACGGATACGTGACGAAAGAACATGGCCGCAGTATTCAGCACTGGGATTTCCAAACACCCAAAATCCTTGCTTACTGCCGTAAGGCGCAAATCGGATGGGAAGTCGAAATCTATCCCAATCCCACCGGCAAGATAAACGTCATCTACTTTCAGCAGCCAAAGGCATGGGATGGCGCGGAAGCCCGCATCAACCGCGAGGAGATGCTTGACAGTAAGACCGGCGACACCAACAATTACTTTTCCGACCCCATCGCCGCCGCCACTGCCGACGTCATTCAGACCATGACCGACCCCAACAAGCCCGGAAAGCTCATTCAGCTTACAGGCGAAAAGTCAAGGTTTGAGTACGTCAACCCACCGCAGGCATCGCAGACACGCGACGCGGAAAAATCCGACCTTTCAAAGAGCATCCTTTTTGATACCTACACCCCGGATTTTGACACCGAGGCCATGCGTGGCTTCGGCACGCTTTCCGGTGTGGCAATCCGCAACGCTTTCATTCTTGGCTACATCAAGCGCGACAACCGCAAAGAAATCTACGATGAACTTGTGGGCCGTTTCCGCAATATCGTTATCGCCATACTTGCATACGAGCATCCCGATAAGAGAAAAGCTCTGGAGTCACTCAAAATCAAATTTGAATTTGCGGAACCATTCGCCGATGACAAGCAGGCGAAGTGGCAGTCCATCGCAAGCCTGTATCAAGCCGGTCTGATTTCGTTGGAAACCGCCGTGACCATGTTGTCGCTGACCGATGCACCAGAAGAAGAAATCGCTCGCCTCCTCGCGGCTTCCGCACAGAAGCAACAGCAGGGTCAGCAGCCTTCCGCAAACAAAGAAGACAATCCGGCACAACCCCCTGTAAATATTCCGCGAGAACCTATATCAGCATAATATCTGCCATTG